CTATTTATTTTGTGTATGCCTATAAGATAAAGAACAAAGCTGGCTACGCTACTACCGCGACCTACACCCCAAACGATATTATTTTCTCGCATAGTATCTACCAAATACTTAAGATATTTTAACAGGTCAAACATGTCGCGTTCTTGAAACAATAGCAATTCTTCTCCTGCACGTTGTAATTCAGCTTCGTTTTTACATTGCTCAAGAATCCATTTAGCAATATCCATATTTTTATAAGTTTCTGGCATGTACCAGTTTGACTGTTGTCCTGAATCAAACTGATCTATAGATATGTCTAATTCATTATAGAATTTTAAATTTGGAATTTTTATATCTAAATGATCTGAAAAAGAAATTTGTTCGTCAATCAACAATTCTTTAAAAGTTTTATCAGGTTGATTTAGATATATTTCGCATATATCATCTTCTGTGTAGATGATTTGCCCATACTTGTCGGTTCTCATCTCAGTAGTATAATTGATATCTATTTCCAAGTCAATCCTAATTCTGCCCAAGTATTTTTATCAAACAGATTTACTATCTTGTCTTTTTTACCCTTTTCAGTAACATTCAATGTATTTTTGTTATACCAGTTATTTTCTGGATATTCTAACTTACTAACCTCACCGTCTATACTAAATTTGATTAGATTACTAAGTTTACTACCAAATATTATTTGATTTATTACTATTCTATTTTCCATGATAGCGTTACACTTATTGACAAGTATCATGCCGATGATTTGGTCATAAGGTTCTTCAGGAATTACACATGTTTTTATGCCGGCATTATTATAATTTTGAATTGCTTCTTTTTCGGTATCTTCTATAAAAATTGCATCTTCTATGTATGTACCTAAAAAATAATTCATACGCTCAATGGCTATGTTTTGTTCTCTGACGTTTTCTGTAAGTACTTCCATTTGTGCTGAAAGTTCATATAAATTTAACATGAACTTTTTTTCAAAATGTATGGCTGCAAGAAATGTAAAGTCTTTATGTATTTGTATATTCATTTAGTTTTTTTATCAATCACTACTTGAGTCTGAATGTTTTGCTTTTTAATCAGTTCATCCATTTTCTTAGCATATGCGTTTCTATAACTTTCTAAAGCCATTTGTATCTGACCAATTAATTGACCATGATTGGATCTATATGCAAAGTTTAATTTAGATGTTAAATTACTTATATCAGTCTGTAATTCTTCTAAAGTTTTTTTGGACAAATCGTTTATGAAGGGATGTTCCATAAATTAGAACGGCTGCAGTGGGATCCTACGAAAGATATCTGGTCCATCAAATACTGTATAGTCAACATCAACATTGCTTGATCCTACTGTAGTGATAGCTTGATACTCAGGACCTGCAACACCGTTATAGCGTGTAGTACTAATTGTGACATTTGGTCCGCTTACACTCTTAATATAATAAACTGTATCGACCATCAGCCCCGCCATATTACCTGTGACATCAGTTGCAGTAAAGATGATGGGATAATTAGCAACTAAATTTGCTGTGCTGCCTGATACTGTAATAATATTTGGGGCAGTTGTACTGTCAATATTTCTATTCACAGCGTTTGCACTATAATCATCTACAGCAACATATATGTAACTAATAGGATTAGCATACATATTACCGCTTGCTGAAGATAATGATGTATTGCTAGCGACTGACGTAGTATCAGATATAGTAAAAGTTGTGTTTGAAACTACATTGCGTACATAATAAGTATTTGATGTATTAACTCCACCGAACACTGAACCAGTAAACATTAATGGCATACCTGTATATAATGATGAAGTATCACTTACAGTTAAAACATCGGTACCTGTTGTAGTGTCAGTTACCTTTAATTGCGTAACACTATCCGGCATATAAATTGTGCCATTAGTATCACCTAATCTGCCTGTGCTTGGTGGTACACCATATTGAATTGACGTACTCTTAAATGGTCTGTTGCTTGGACTTATGTCTATAGTATTGCCGCAATCTGTTGTGGTAAGCAGCAAGTTCATTTTTGTGCTACCATATGGGAAGGTTAGTGCAGGAGTGTTACCTGCCAACACATAGTTTTCTAATAATTCAATACTTCTAAATGGCGTGTCACTAGGGAAAAATATGTAAACATTAACATTAGCATTTGCTCTAGATAGATTTAATGATACATGTCCTTCAGTATTAGTTGGAGCCCAACTACCAAAATTTAATGTAACGTTACCTGATAGTGTACCGTACTGTACGTCACCTAATGTGCAATCAATCAATACATTTCCTACTAACGCATTACCTAAATTATATGTAGTAGCACGAAATTGTAATGTGCTAGCGTTAGCAATCAATGTGTTAGCCATGTCATTGTTCAATACTGAGTTGGCTAGTGCTGATTTTAATACAGCCTTGTTTTGTAGGTCGCTAATTTCATTACCAGCAATATCAAGATTTTGCTTTATATTGGTAAAGTTATTACGAAATCCCTGGGTGCTATTATTCTGTCCAGGAATCGGGTAATTGACATCTAAACTATTTGTATTGATACTGCTCATTGTTTATTTCCGTACTGTATTTATAATTCCTAAAAATCCTACAAATTATATTGGGTAGTTTTAGGTAATATTGTCTTATTTGGGAATATCACATAAAAATCAGTTGAGTTAGTAGGGTTAGGTGTAGGTGTAGCACTAGGATATTCTGACCAAGTGGGTGTTGTTAATAATGTATCGTAATTGTATGTAATTTGTTTATTCACAGAGAATCTGTCAATTTCAAAATCTATTAAATTTAACGTAAACGGCCAGTCACTTTCAATTCTTTCTTTAATAATTTCAGCATAGCTTATAGGATCAAATACACCATTCATATTTCCAGTTTCTGTTACTAATTTGTAAGTTATACCATCAACACTAGTGCTTAATATAACAGCATTAGGATATCCTATATGACCTATCTGTTTTATATAATATACCGCACCACTAACTATATTACCAAATGTGTTACCGGTAAATACTATAGGCCTGCCTACTACTAATTTTGAAACGTCATCAACAATCACTGCATATAAATCTAACGAATCTATTCCAATAGTTTGTACAGATGTAACATTTACTAATTCAGCCGGCTTAGTATATGCGATCACCCACGCAGGTGTGAATCCTAATGTATTGCCATCTCTTTGCTGACTAGTCATCCATAATGGTAATAATTTAGCATTAAAATTTGCTCCTAATTCCTGTTCAACACGCAATCTCATGTTATCTAAACTATTAGGATATAATACTCTAGCATAGCCAGGAGTTAAACTTGTATAGAATGTCGGTATGCCACCATTTAATAATAAAGGAATACCATCTTGTGTTAGCAGTGTATATTCTCTTAAATTTGTAATGATTTCTGCTTCTTGATTAAAAATAAAACTAGTATAAATCTCTGTACTAGTTGTATACCACGGTCCTAAATTAAGATCAATAAATCGTGGCCAGAATATTTCTTCGCTAATGCTAGTGCTGTATCTATAATCAACACCATAGTTAGGATTATATACAGACAAATTATCTATGACGTTACTATAAACAACTTCATAAATTATATTATTATTTTCGTCTTTAGCAACCGCCGTACTCAATTCACCTAAAGTAACATCACGCCAATAATGATTTTTCTTCACAGCCTCTAGATATTCTTCTAGATTGCTACTATTGATTCCATAGGCATGGGCATATGTTACATTTGTTGCTTTGCCAAAATTACCATCTTCAGGTCTATACAAATATTCTTCTGGTATCAAAAAATCGTCAGTTAGTAATGATTTTATTAAATTTCTATCTTCTGCATCAGGAGTACATTTAATATATAAGTTATCAGTAGGCTCGCTATATTCTTGTAATACAGTAATTGTAAAAGTTTTAGTACTGTTGATAAAAGAGGACAGAGATGGATCAATTGCTTTAGCCAATACAGAGAAAGTAAAAGTTGCTGATTCTGATTGTGTTTGATAATTGTCTGTCGGCTGATACGCTACAATGCCTATAATTTCTCCGTTGTTAAGTAATGTCAAGTTAGGCGGCAGATTGCCGCTTGCTATTTCGTATTCTAAATCTACATCTGATTCTGCTTTTATATTAAAGTAACTATAGGAGGCATTGTTGATATTACCTAAATTACTGTCAGTAATCCAATCAACAGTTCCAGAAATACCATTGCTGATCTTAAAATTAAAATTAAAATCAACGCTATTATACGTTGTTGAACCTACAGTTTTAAAAGTTCTTGCTAAAAATGAATATTCTTCTATGCTATTAGCTGGTATATTAGGAGTACCATATAACCAACCTGTGTTGCTATCATAAAATAGCCAGGGTGGTTGTCCATCTATAATATAAGATAATTGTTCACCATCAAAATCATATCCTAATAAATGAAAACCTAAAAAATTATCACTTTGAAATTCACCTATATATGCGTTAGCATTAGGAGCATATGTTGTGCCTACTGGATCAACTGATCCTAATGGAGGTAATACATAATAACCATAATCTATTTCATTTGATTCAATATCATAAGTGAGTGGTCTTGTATTAAGTATAGTAGGCGTGCGAGTACCTATAGGTTTTCCTGGACCACCTTGACTTACACCTAAATTTTGATTTACAATGTTAATTGCATATTGGGCTCTATCATTACCTTTTTCACTTAATAAATCAAGTGTAAATGAGTACTGTCTTTTAGTTGGTTGTCCTATGTTTGTTGCTGGTAATGTTACATCCATAAATCCAGAAGATGTGTCAACTACGAAAATATCTGCGCCTGGTGCAGTTGTTATAGTAATCTGAGTAGCATTTACAACACTTTTAACATAGTAAATTTCTCCTGATACAAGACCTCCAAAAGATGTTCCTGTAAATACAATAGGGCGATTAACGAAAAATCCAGAGGTAGTTAATACAGTAATGTAATTATTTGTATTGTCAGAGGCTATAGCTGATGTTGTTATTTCAGTTAAATTAACTTGAGATGTAGGAGGTTCAGCATATCCCCTAATCAATCCATATTCATTTATTTCAAGCCCGGGAGGTAGTTGCCCTTGCAAAACTCTTATAAGAATTTCATTGCTAGGAATAGGATTATTATAAGTGATAGGAAATTCTATCCATGTACTATCTTCTGCTG